CACGACATGAGCGTGTCGCTGTCGCGTTGGGGCTCTGTCGTGTTGGTGGCGGCGTCGCTGGACATGTCGATGAGGGTACTCGCTGGCAAATTGGAGAGTGATAGAGAGTGAGTGTAGTTCATAAAATTGCTAAGCAAGGTTTTAAAACCACGCGATCGGAATTTTAAGGTGCTTTTTCGACAGGGACCCCCCGAAGTGCAACGTAGGGAGGGAGTCTAAAAAGCACCTTAACATGCGATTGCGTTGTTTTAAACTTAGCTGCGTATTTTATTGAACGAAACGAGCGAACATCACTCTCCAATTTGCCTACGAGTACCCTTATCACATGTCAGACGTCGACGTCAGCACACGAACAGAGACCAAGCGATGGCGACAGCTCTTGCGTGATGCCTAAACTCTGCTCGATCGTCACGTCGAAGCCGGTGAGATCGACGGTCGGCGCGTCTGACTCCGTGTCTGCGACAGTCGTGGCGTCGGAGAGCGTCAGTTCCGCGATGCTGTTCGACGCGAGCTGCAGCCGACGTGCTTCGTGGTAGTCACGAGCTCGTTGCCTGGCGTAGTCAACGTCGTACGGGAACTGGAGCACAGTGAAGCGTCGCAGCAATGGCTCTGCATCTTGTGAAGCCGGGAAGCATTGCTCGATGGTGTAGTTCGAGATCACGATCACCTTCTGCGGTCGAACCTTTAAAATCGAAGCACCTTTGACTTGGGCTGTGAACGGGTACCGGTCTGCCCAAATTTTCAAGAAGCTTGCCGTGCACTCGTTCTTCGGCGACCATTCTTCAATGGCTACGACGTCGTATCTGCGTTCGTAGCCGTCCCACCACTTGTTTGTTTCTTTTTGGTAGTGCTCTGGATAGAGCTCCCAAAGAAGTCTCGACTTGCCGAGTCCTGTGTCTCCGACCCACCATTCGTGGTGTAGCGCTCCTTGGAGGATAGCGTGCTTCGGCTGTTCCAGTTCGTGGAATCGCTTGCCGTGTTGGATCCAGAGCTTCGGATACGTGTTCTTGATCCATTCGAAGTTGCCTTCTTCTGCGTTCTTGAGGATGTTATCCCAAGCAATCTTCGTTGCAAGGCCTCTAGGTGGCGGTAGCGTCCCGTCTTCCCAGTAGTCTCCTTCCTTCTTGCAGTAGTCAGCTGCTTGTTGGTTGCTGCCCACGGTGATCTCGATGTGTGCTCGAGGCATGAACTTCTTGAGTTCGCTGGTTCGTTGCGCTTTTGATAGCACAACAAAGCCTTGGATGTGCGGCGTCCCCGTTGAACTTGTCTCAAACCCCAGTATGATGTACTTGTAGCGTAGTTCCTTGAGTCTTGCGACATCTGCAAGACGATCGTAGTTGTTGATCGTGAAGCAGTATCGAGTTCCTTTTCTGCCCTGCGGTGTCCTGGTCATGTTCGAGAGTGAGACTTGCCGTCTAATTGCGCGTAGTCGTGAGTGAAGGTTGTTGAACTTCAATGTTGAACTTCAATGTTCTCGAGAATATGGTTAGGGTTATGAATGATTGCGAAGAACAAAGGAATGATTGTTGATTCTTTGAATATTCTTGTGGATTGCAGTGTGACAAAATGTTAATGGTTGCGGTAGCAATTGGAACGCTACCCGCCGCGTCCCGGCTCGAATGCCACCGTAGCGAAGCGGAGGTCGGCGTAGAGCCGGGGCCGGCAAACCCTGAATGTATACCCATTTTCGCGCCCTCTTTGTAGGGTATTGTGAGGATAACTGCCCCCTTCGGGGGCCAGGAGCCGCTGCGAGCGAAGCGAGGTCGGCGACGCGGGGGGCCTGCCTCGCTTGGCTTGGTTTCTCTGGGGAGCCCCGAAGGGGCGCGAGGGTGGTGTGGCACACACCAATCCCGAGCTAGTATTACCCCAGAGAAACTTACCTCAACCTCACATCTTGATTAAAGTATAGTTTGGTGAGGTAACCCCAAATTACCTCATTTGGGGCTAAGCGACCTCATCGTCATTTTTCGATTTGCGTTGAAGAAAGCAAGAGAAAGTGACGATGGTGTACGGTTATCGTCGACGTTATGGGAGTCGATACGGAGCGTATCGTCGACCTCGTCGTCGCTATAATCGTAGTTATGGTACTAGTTACAGACGTGCTGCCCCTCGTCGCGCCCCTCGGAAGAAAAGAGCGACGAGTTCGAAGAAGCACGTGTGCACCTGCTCGTCTGAACTTGACGCTGGTGAGAAATTTTTGCTTGCTCAAGCAGATCCATTCGAACCACGCGTGATTGGAGCAAAAATCCCGGACAGCAATACTGTTCCTAGTTGTGCTGTTCCGACAACCCAGTTGTCAACGCCGAACCTGTCGTCTGGTGCTGGCGTTGTTGATTGTGTTGCGTTTTTGCCTTCTTTGACCAGCTCACTTGTTGATGCGACAAGTGGTGTTGGATCATGGACTTGGGCTGCTGCGTATGGTGGTGCGGGTGATTGGAACAATGCATCCGCTTACCGTACTTCGTTCGAGTTGTCTCGACCAGTAGCCCATGGTATCCGTATTTCTTCGTCGGTTGCGCCAACGACAGCAACTGGATTTATCCATATTGCTGTCTGTTACGAGGCTTTTAATGCCTCGGCTACATGGCCATTTGCCACGACGATTCAAGCGATGTCTGGGTATTCCTGGTACAAGCGTATCACGCTTGCCAGTTTGACCCAGAGCCCGCTTACGATTGTCAACAAATATGTTGACGAGACGGCTTTCCGATACAGCGGTGCTGATACCGTTGGAGTGGAATCTGCCGCTCCTATGGAGTTTCACGTCCCATATGGATGGGGCGCGATTTTGATTGCGTCCGAAGGTATTCCTTCGACGAGCCCTATTCAGGCGGAGATGATTCTTCATCAAGAAGCTATTCCGAAGAATTCCAGTGTGATTCAAGGAAATAGCGCTGCTGCTTACAGCCCCAGTATTATTGGTGCCAGTGCCCGTTTGACGGGCAACACCGATTTTACTCATAGCGAAGACAATCAGCAGGAGCATATTAGTGTTGCTTTAGGCAATGCTGTTGGACAAGGTCTTGCTGATGCAGGTTCGGCTATATTTCAGAATGCTGTACTGCCAGGTGTCAGGTCGCTTGCCTATAATGCAGCTGGTAGAGCTGCATCTATTGGGTTAGCTGCTGTGGCCCGCGGTATAGGTGGAGTGAATAACGATCCTAACCGCTTGGCTTTGATGCGGTAGGTCCTCGTACTAGTCTTGGTAACCTTCAGTCTCATATGTTGGAGGACACTGACATGTCGAGTGTAGTGGGTAAGAGGGAGTCCGAAGGAGGCCGCGGCAATTTGCGTTTTAGGAAATTTGTTAGGCTGAGTGGTCACGATGAACTGTAATCCAAGTGCCATTGTGTATTGAGATTTAAAGGTCTTCGTCCGCGGTAAGGTCGATCGGATTCTCGGCTGCCCCGAGAGGATGATCATGGCCTTCCATGTTGCGGAGAAGTGCTGCGATCTGCGCTCGCTGTGGCTCCGGGCACGCTGCGACCGCTTGATCCGCCCAGGCACGTAGCTCGGTGTACATACCAACGAGCATGTCGTGCTGCAGTGCGAGAAAGTCGAACGCGTCGCGCTGAACTTGATGCTCTGCCGTTAGCCGACGATTGTTCGCAACGACTCGAGAGTACAGACCGCGGATCCGTTCGATCTCATCGCGCTGAGCGTGGTAACGTTCGGTGTAGTAGTTGAGCATGCACGACATGAGCGTGTCGCTGTCGCGTTGGGGCTCTGTCGTGTTGGTGGCGGCGTCGCTGGACATGTCGATGAGGGTACTCGCTGGCAAATTGGAGAGTGATAGAGAGTGAGTGTAGTTCA